GAGGAGCGTATCAAGCTCAATCAAGAAGCGAAAGCCGAAGCGCAATCAATGCTTGCCGGTTTAAACGGAATGCCAGCTACGCAAGGGCGCCCCGCCGTTATGGGTCGCCCCGAGGTTCCGGCACAACCCGCGACGTCATTTAAACCGATGGGCGCGGACTTTGAGGACAATCCTAATTTGCCGGTCGCTCCGTCGGGCAACGTAGAAACGCCGGCGGTCGCGTATCAACCCGCCGTCGCTCCGCAAGCCGCGATACCTCCGTCGGGCGGCATGGCGTTGACGCAAGACCAAAGGCGTCAAAAACTTGTTGAAATGATGATGAACCCTAACCCGTACATTTCGCCGGTTGCGAAAATCATGTACGAGAGCTTAGAGAAAGAGAACGCCGGCCCATTGGCTAAATACAACCTTTACGTTGCACAAACCAAGGCTAACGGCGGAACGCCTCTTAGCATTGATGAATTTGAAACAAAACAAAAAATCGCCGGTCGTTCGGTTACTAACGTTAACGTACCGTCGTCAATGGCGCCTATGTGGGTTAGAAACAAATCGACCGGTCAAATGCAATGGATTCAACCGGATAACCGCGGCTCTTTTGATTTAACAAATTTTGAACAAGCCGGCACTACGGAAGTCGAGAAGCTAATCGAAGCAAGGGATAGATTGCCCAAAGATAGCCCCGACCGCGCCGTTCTCGATAGAATGGTTCAACAATTAGCAACCAAATCATATACCGCCGGCGCGACCGTCGAGGGGCCAAAAGGTAGAGAAACATTGTTGCCGCCGCCTCCGGACGGCATGGTTTACATGAAAATCGACGGCGTTCCTACCGCGATACCGATTGCTCAAGCGCAAGAACTAAACGCCAAATATCAAGGCGCCGCCGCAAAAGCAAAAGGAACCGCCGAAGCCGAGCTTGATTTGGTTAGCGTTCCCGATCCAAAAGGAACCGGCGCTAAAGTCTACATGACTAGATCGGAACTTGCCGCGCAAGCCGCCGGCGGAAAGCCTCCGGTTGCTTCGGTAGACACAAAGGCGCAACAAGGGCAAACTGTTTTAGATTTGGCGTCAAGGGCTAAAGCGGTATTGCCTCAAGCATCATCGGGCTTAATTAGTAGCTTGTTTACAATGGCAACCGATGCCGCGGGCGTACCGACGGATAAATCTAAAGCCGACGGACAATTGCGAGTTATTGGCGGAGCGTTAACGTCTAATATGCCTCGCATGGAGGGGCCGCAAAGCGATGCCGATAGATTGCTTTATCAACAATCCGCGGCGGACGTTGCAAATCCTAACAAGCCCTATCAAACACGCATGGCGGCGCTTGAAACGGTTATTGGCTTAAATGAAAAATACGCCGCGACTCCAAGCGCCCCTCCCGCGGGCGCCGTCCGTAGGATTACTCCAAAATGACGCAAGCAACCTTTGAGGTAAAGATTGGCAAGGAGGTCTACGAGGTAGACGCCAAAGACGAGGCCGAGGCATGGAAGCTAGCTAACGCTTTCCATTCTCAAACGCCCCCTCCCCCGCCTCCCGAGAAAACGACCGGCGAGAGCATTATGTCGGCGGTTACGGACTTCCCTCGGCAAATGGGGTTAACCGGTCGCTATGCCATTGAGGGCGCGGCAAATGCGGTCGGTATGCCGTTCGAGCCGATGCGTTTAGGCGTTAGCGCAATATCGCAAGCCGCGGGAGGCCCCGAAGCCGCCTCGATTTCTACATACGGTAGAAAACTAGCCGATTTGCTCGGGCTTCCCAAACCAAAAGAATCGTCCGTTATGGACGTAAAAACCGGTTTAGCCAAGGTATTGCCGAGCGAGCAAGTTGTCGGCGACGTCGCTACGTCTATGGCGTCTACTATCCCGATGATTTCGGGGGCGGGTTTAGTCGCTAAAAACGCAACCGGCATTACGGGCAACGTTGCGGGCCAATTAGCCGCTAATCCGATGTTGCAATACGGCTCGGCGGCGGGCGCGGGCTACGGTAGCGGTTTAGTAAGAGAAACCGGCGGCGACCCCGTACAACAATTTATAGCCGGCATTATGGGGGGCGTTGCGACGCCTATGGCATACGGCGGGGCAAAGTCATTGCTTACCTCGACCGGTCAAAAGGTCGCGCCCAATCTAACCGGCAAGCTAAACCCCGACGCGGCTATTCCGAGTACGGCGGACGTTGAGCAAATGATTACGCTCAAGTTGGGGCAATCGGGTATTGACTATAACCGCATTTCCGACCAAGTTAAAAAGGCTTTGAATGCCGACGTAGCGAATGCGTTGCGTACCGGCGGGGACTTGGGCGGGGACGCGTTGCGTCGGTTGCTCGATTTCCGCATGGTTGAGGGTACGACGCCGACCAAGGGCATGATTACGCTCGATCCGCGGCAAGTTACGCTCGAGCAAAACCTAGCTAAAACGGGCATGAATTCGACCGACCCTAATTTGCAAACGTTAGGCAATGTACAAGCGCAAAACAACCGCGCTTTGATTGACGCGCTAAACGCGCAAGGCGCCGGCAACGTAAAGGCCCCGTATTTGATGGAAGCGGGCGAGGCGAGCGCGGCAAAGATTACCGCCGAGGACGCCGCGAGGCAAACGGCAACGTCCAAGTTGTATACGGACGCGCAGAATATGCCAGGGGGTACAACGCCGTTAAATCGTGCGGAATTGATAAATAACATCGACACGGCATTGGCAAAAGCTAACGCTAACGCGTTTTTGCCGCCCGAAATCCGGACAATGCTTAACGAACTAAGCGCCGGTCAAACAACGATTAACGGTAAAACGCTTCCCGTCCCGTTTGATACGAACGCGCTTGATAACCTAATGACTATGGTAGCGACCGCGCAACGTCGGGCGGACGGCAATGCAAGCAAGGCTTTAAGGTTGGTTCGACAAGCAATTGACGATACCGAAATTGCTCCGATTAAAAAAGAGTTTGGCGGCAATCAATTAGTAACCGAAGCCGGCGCCAACTTCTTGCAAACGCAAGACGCGCAAGCCGGAGAATTGCTAACCGCATTAAACAAGGCGCGAGCAAGTCATCGGGAGCGCATGAATTGGATTGAATCTAACAAGCCGATTGAACAAACCGTTAACGGCATGGAGCCGGACAAGTTTGTACGCAAATTCGTACTTAACGGCGACGTAGCGGATGCCTCGGCGGTAGCTCAAGCGGGCGACCCATTAGCAACAAAAAGCGCCATATTGACGCATTTAAAAGACCGCGCTTTGGGCGGCAAGTCCGACGAAACGGGTACTTTTGGCGCCTCGACGTACAACAAGACGTTGAGCGACATTGGCGATAGAAAGCTCGCCCTATTCTTTTCGCCCGAAGAAATCGGAGAATTAAAACGTTTAGGCCGCGTTGCCGAATATACTACCTTGCAACCCAAAGGCTCGGCGGTTAACAATAGCAACTCGGGCGCCCTAGTGCTTGGCGCGGGTATCGACGCCCTAGCTAACCTTGCGGGCGTAAGCTCTTTGGGCGTTGGCGCTTCGGTTATTGTTCCGTTGGGCAAGAAATTTATGCAAGGTACGCTAAATGCGGCGGAGCAACAAAAGGCGCTAGATATGGGTAAGGCGTTGTCTAATAAAATTCCAGGGCTAACCCTCGGGGAGCGGGCGGTACCGGCATCGGTTTACGCGGGGCTATTGACCAACCCCCGCCCTCGTCAACAATAAAGGCTAATCAATGAGTTACAACGGAAGCGGTACCTTTTTAATTAACTCGGCGGGGCAACCCGTTGTAGCCGGTACGATTATCTCGTCGACCTCGTTTAATGCGTTGACTAGCGATTTGGCTAGCGGGTTGTCGACGGCTATTACCAAAGACGGTCAAACAACGCCTATTAACAATATTCCGATGGGCGGATTTAGGATTACCGGATTGGGCGCCGGCGTAAACGGTACCGACGCGGCTCAATTAGCGCAAGTACAAGCCGGAACGCTTTCGTACATTACGGTAACGGGTACGGATACGCTACTCGGCACGTTGATCCCGACGCTACTCTCTTACCAAACGGGTAATTTGTTTAGCTTCGTTGTGCAAAATACGAATACCGGCCCCGTAACGCTAAATATTGATAGCTTGGGCGCTAAAGCGGTACGACGCAATGCGACCGAACCGCTACAAGCCGGCGATTTAACCGTTGGAAACGTTGTCGTTGTAATATATGACGGTACTCAATTCCAACTAATTTCGGTCGGATTTGGCGGCGGCGCGACCGGTGCGGGCGGCGATAAAATCTTTGTGCAAAACGGGCAAACTGTGACTACGAGTTACTCAATTCCCGCGCTTACAAATGCAATGTCTACCGGCCCGATTGCAATTGCGTCGGGGGCAACGGTAACAATCCCGTCCGGTAGTGTTTGGGCAATTATCTAAGGAAACGTTATGGCTGGTCAAATTGGCTTAAAAGCACCGAGCGGCGGCACGATTACGCTCAACGCGGTAGACACGGCGAGCAATTTTACGCTTACCCTACCCGCGGCGGCGGCGACCGTCTTAGCATCATCGGCGGCTTCGGTTTCGGTTTTGAATACCGTAACCAACAAGATTCCGGTCGTAATCGGCGGCGTAACGTATTACTTGCTTGCCTCAACTTCGGCAACATAAGGAAAGAAAATGCCATCATATATCGGCGGTACGACGGGCGTAGCTCCGGCACAATGGACAACGGCGGGGCGACCATCAAGCCCATTAGCGGGACAATTGGGTTGGAATACTACGCTTAGTCAATTGGAAGCATGGAACGGTACAACTTGGACTCAAGTTACTTCTCTACTATACACGGCTAGTTACCTTGTTGTGGCGGGCGGTGGCGGAGGCGGTCAAGCGGGTGGTGGCGCCGGCGGTTTAACTACGGGAACAACGGCATTTTCTGCTGGTGTTGCTTACACAATTACCGTCGGCGGTGGCGGCACAGGGGGTACTTCTTCGGGTACGTCTGGCGGCAATTCTGTTTTAGGCTCTGCGGTTACGGCGGTTGGCGGTGGCCGCGGTGGACACCCTACAAATTATGCGGGGGCTGCTGGCGGATCCGGTGGCGGCGCTCCGGCGTATGGGTATACTTTTGGTTTAGGCACTTCGGGGCAAGGAAATAATGGCGGTACTGGCGGTCAAAACTCTTTTGACGCAGCGGGTGGCGGGGGCGGTGCGGGTTCGGTTGGCGGCAATGGTGTTGCGGGGCCGTCTACCTCCACTGGCGGTGCTGGTGGCGCCGGCGTAGCAAATTCAACCTCGGGATCGGCGGTTAATTATGCCGGCGGCGGTGGCGGTTACGGTATTACTGGCGGCGCCGGCGGAAGCGGCGGTGGCGGTGCGGGTGCTAGCGGCGCCGCAACCTCTGGAACTTCAAATACGGGCGGTGGCGGTGGCGGCGGCGGTACGCCGGCAAACGGCGGCTCCGGCATCGTAATCATTTCCTACGCGGGCGCCCAAAGAGGTACCGGCGGAACCGTTACATCGGTTGGCGGGAATACGATCCATACATTTTTAACCAGCGGTACCTATACGGCGTAAGGAGATTTACATGGGACATTTTGCAAAAGTAGTCGACGGAAAAGTAACGCAAGTCATCGTCGCGGAACCGGAATTTTTTAATACGTTTGTCGACTCAAGCCCTGGCCAATGGTTGCAAACCTCATACAACACGGTCGGCAATAAACACTTAAGCGGCGGTACTCCTTTGCGCGGTAACTATGCCGGCATTGGTTATCACTACGACCCCGCGGCGGACGTATTTTACGCCCCGCAACCCTATGCGTCATGGGTACTAAGTCCAAAAACTTTCTTATGGGAGGCTCCCGTAGAAATGCCCGACGACGGCAAGCAATATATGTGGAACGAAACCGCGAAAGCATGGGACGAAATTGCAATTGTCGGAACTACCGTTTAATTAAGGAATAATCATGGCTTTAGTTGTAGGCGGTACGGACTATGTGCAAATGCCCGTCGGCACGACGGCGCAACGCCCAACCTCGCCCGCGGCGGGCATGACGCGATTTAATTCAACAACAGGTTTGTTGGAGTATTACAACGGAACTTCATGGATTAACGCCGGAGTTTACGCCGCAAATTACCTTGTTGTGGCGGGCGGAGGCGGCGGTGCGGGAGGCGGCGGAGGAGGCGGCTCCGGCGGCTTGCTAGCGTTCACCGGAATAGCCATAACGCCCAATACATCTTATGCAATTACGGTCGGCGCCGGCGGCGCGGCCGGCTCAAGCTCGTCCGGATCAAATGGTTCAAATTCATCTATCGGCTCTTTAGCTATTTCAATAGGCGGAGGCGGGGGCGGAAGATTTAATACGTCCGGTTCAAACGGCGCAACCGGAGGCTCCGGAGGGGGCGGCGGCGGAAGCACAAGCGGGGCGGCGGGATCGGGCGGAGCCGCTACGAGTACACAAGGAACAAGCGGCGGCAATGGTTTTGCTGACGCCGTTTATAGCGGATCGTCCGGCGGCGGCGGCGGAGCAAGCGTTGCCGGAGGTAATGGCGTTTACGGCGGCGGCGTTGCCGGCAATGGCGGCGCGGGGACTTCTAACTCAATTTCGGGCGCCGCGGTTACTTATGCTGGCGGTGGCGGCGGTGGCGCGGGCGGTGGCGGCGGAGGAACCGGAGCCGGAACGGGCGGAGCCGGAGGCGGGGGTAAAGGAGGCGATGCGGTTGCTCCTACCGCCGGAACCACAAACTTAGGCGCCGGCGGCGGCGGAGGTTTTTACAACGCTACCAATGGAGCCGCGGGCGGTTCGGGAGTAGTAATTATTTCTTACGCGGGCGCACAAAGAGGATCGGGCGGGACGGTTACATCGTCCGGCGGGAATACGATTCATACCTTTTTAACAAGCGGAACTTTTGTGGCGTAAATTATGGCTCTTGAAATCCAAAACGTTGATTACTTACAATACCCCGCCGGAACCACCGCACAACGCCCGACTCCGGTTACTGGGATGATGCGTTTTAATACGACGACTTTTTTAATGGAGTTTTACAACGGGTCGGCTTGGATAAGTATTTAACCTTTATCGGAGCAATATTACTTTTACCGGTAGTATTGCTTTGTAGTTTGTGGCTCATTCCTTGGGCGCTTTACGCAATATTTAAGGACGTTCGATGGATTGGCAAAACCTAATAAACTTGTGCGGCGGCGCGGCATTAGCGACTATCGGTTGGTTTGCTCGTCAATTATGGGACGCCGTTCAAAAGCTCAAATCCGACATGAGCCGCCTAGAGTTATCCATTTCCGACAATTACGTTAAAAAAGACGATTGGAAAGACGGGATAAAAGAAATTAAAGAAATGCTTGGCAAAATCTACGACAAACTAGACACAAAAGCCGATAAATGAGCGAAACAAAGGACACGGTAACGAGTGTTTTGCAATATGTGGATAGCCCTTTTAAGCTAATCGTAGTCATTCTTTTGGGCGTTTTGGGGTATGTAGGCTATTTCGCGTATGACAACAAAAACTTTTTACTAAACGTCTACGAGAAGTCAAACGCCCTACCTAAAATCCAAGCGGCAAGGTTCGACCATGTTGTCGAATTGTTAATGAAAGACCCGAACGTTTTGGTTGTGTCGATTATGTCGGTCGACCCCATATTCAACAAGCGCGTTATTTTACGGGTAGAGAACCGCGACGGTAAGCGGGCCAAGCATTTAGAGGGCATAAACGTCGGTTTGTTTACGTCGAGTAGCGCGAATAACTCCGACGTCGTCGAGCTAATGGCGGGCAATGTCCCATGCGGTTTCTATTCAACTCCGCAAAGCGAGGCCGGTATCTATTACCTCGAGCAAGGCGCGACGTTTGGTTGCCGAACCTCGGTACCGCCGGACTATACGAGCTTTATCGGACAAATTACGGTTATGTACAAAGACGCCCCGCTCGATTTGGATAGAGCAAAGGCAATCCTCGTTATCGCGGCAAGAATGTTATCGGAGCAAAAATAATGTTTCCATTGATGGATATACTCGGCGTCGGGATGAAAGTCCTCGACAAATTCTTTCCCGATCCGGAGCAAAAAGCTAAAGCTCAACTCGAGCTTATGCAAATGCAACAAAACGGCGAGCTAGCAAAAATGCAAGCCGATATGCAAGAGCAAGGCGAGCTTACCAAGCGACAAGAAAACGATATGAGGTCGGATTCTTGGCTAAGCAAAAATATCCGCCCCATGACGCTTATAGCCATTCTTACGGGGTACTTTATCTTTGCCATGCTTTCGGCGTTTGATATTGAAACGAATAGCAAGTACGTCGAGCTATTGGGGCAATGGGGAATGCTAATAATGAGTTTTTATTTTGGCGGTCGGACGTTAGAAAAGATTATCGACATGAAAAGCAAGGGGAAAGACGAAACAAAATGATTACACAACAAGAATGTCTAGAATTGTTTGAATATCAAGACGGCGATTTAATACGCAAGTCAAGCAATAGGCTTTTGAGGTCGCCAACTCATTTTGGGCATTTGCGAGCTAGAGTAAAGGGGCGTAATTATTTTGTACATCGGCTTGTTTTTTTAATGCATCATGGTTATTTACCAAAACAAATTGACCATATTGACGGGAATCCCGCAAACAACAAAATTGCTAATTTGAGAGAAGCATCACAATCTCAAAATATGTGGAATAGAAATGCCAATACAAATTCTATGTCTAAAATAAAAGGCATTAAGATACATCAAAACGGAAAATATCAAGTCCGGTTACAAGTTAATAAAAAAAGTATGTATTTTGGTCTGTATGTTGACTTAGAGCTTGCCGAATTGGTGGCTATTGAGGCAAGAAACAAATTTCATGGAGAGTATGCAAATCATGGTTAGCAATTGGAAATTAGCCTTTGAGCAAATGCTTAAATCCGAGGGCGGGTTTAGCGACGACGAGCGCGACAAGGGAAACAAGCTACCGGACGGACGCAAGGGTTCGACCATGCTCGGTGTTACTCAATTTAATTGGGAGCAATACGTCGGGCATGAGGTTACGCACGATCAAATGCGAAAGCTAACGCCCGAGGACGTCGAACCGTTGTACAAAAAGAAGTATTGGGACGTTGTGAGGGCGGACGAGCTTCCGAGCGGCATTGACTACCTCTGCTTCGATCTGGGGGTTAATGCCGGCCCAGGGCGTTCGATTAAGCTCTTGCAAACCGCGGTAGGCGTGCCGGCGGACGGCGGGTTAGGGCCGATTACCATGCAAGCCGTACTAGCCGCCGACCCCGCCGAGCTAATCGAGCGGTTTAGCGCCGAGAAAGAAGCCTTTTACCGCGGCTTGGACGACTTTAAAGTCTACGGTACCGGTTGGTTAAACCGCGTCGCCCAAGTCAAGGTAAAGGCTACCTCGATGCTAGGTTAGGTAATACCTTGCAAACCGTGTTTTGTCGCCCTTAATCATCACGGTTTTAATCTTAAACCCTTGGTTTTTGAGCTTGTACACAATATCGGCTAGTCGGGTAGCTCGATATAGCGTTATTGCCTCCCATGAGGTTATATGTTTTTGCTTCTTCAAATGCATATAAACGGCGTCAATTTTGCTCATATTACCTCCGCTAATTTTAATTTGCGTGTTTCACCGTCATAAGTAAATTTCACGTTGTCCGAACCATATTTGCAAAGAGTTTGCGTACCCGTATGGCTATGGGTAATTGTTAAGTATGTGTAAAAATCAGGTTTTGGCTCAGGCTTAATGCGGTATTCCAAATCCTCCCTCCAAATTGGGTATTTTTCTAAGTCATCCCATTTGCTTGTACAAGTCAATACTTGGATTTGCGCCCCATCAGCCCATGCGTGGATAAGTTTTGCGTGTTTGTGTTTCATTGCATCACCCATGCCATAAACGGAACAAGCCCAAAAACGACGCCTAAGAGCGCCAAGCCGACCGCCCATGCAACGGGAGGTATTCTCTCGTCCGCACGCGTATAGCGGCTATAAACGCGCATAGAGCGCGATGTACGACCCGTCCAATTAGGGTCGCCCAAGTCGGTCAAAAAGGGCCAATTGTGCTTATTCATAATCTTCCTCGTTGGCGGTTATGGTTTCAATATGGTTAATGTCGATGAAATGGGTATACATCGGGACGGCACAACAAAGAACGTCGTCGCGGTCAATCTTAATAAACGGTTCGCCGGTCGAATCTAGCTTTACCCCGTCGGCGTATTGGTCGATCAATTCGGCAATCTTTTTGTCGGTCAATTCATAGGACAAATCGCGTAATAATTTGCGTTTTCCCTCGTCTGTTAGCTGAATGTAAGAATATTTCATGGCCTACCCCTTAAATCCATGTTGTTTGAGAGCTTGATGTTGCTCGGGGCTTGCCATGCAAACCGCCATAGGATGCTTTGCTAAATACGCTTGCAACTTGGCGCGAGCTTGCTCGGTCGGGTTTTTAAGAAAGGCTTCTAGTAACTTGTTCATGTTGTTTCGTCCGGATTATTTAGATTGATTGAAATACGCTTGGGCTACGGCTTGGAGCATTTCGCTAGAAAGGCCCATTTTGTGCTTGATTACCTCGGGAGACCAACCGACGCCCATCAAATTAGCAAATTGATGGATCAAATCTTGCGTAACGACGTTGCCAAGCTCGGTATTAGTTTTCATGTTGTTTCGTCCAAAGTAAGGGGCTTGCGCCCCGAGGGTTTTATTGAATTTCGGTAGCAATGATTCGGAAAACAAAGTCGGGATTATTTGCCCATTCGACGTAATTTTCGATAAAGTTAATTGCGTCTTGCTTTGTTGCGTAGGCGCCGAGTACGGCGGTAAAGTTTTCGTCATTCTTGCGATGCGATACGGCTAGGTAGATTGTCTTGTGTTTCATCCGATTTCCTTGTTTGTTATGGCGTCGTTGCCATGTACAAATATTAAGCTAGCTAAACAATTAAAACAAGCGATAAGCATAGGGACAAACCCTATGTTTTGCATTTATTTTAATATTTTGGGGTTTTTACAACAAAAAGGAGCGGCTACTAACCGAACTAAGGAGTGTGAGGGACACAAGCGTTCGCCGCAATTGATTATAGGTTGTTTTTGCGCTTATAGAAGCCGAGCAAGTATTGGAAGCAATCCCATGCTTGCGCGAGGTCGTCCTCCGAATGCTCTATGAGCTTTACGCTGCCCTCCGCGGTAAAGTAAACGTTCGCGCATCGAGCGGTCGGCTTGCCGAGGCCATTACGGTAAGCCGCCAATTGCATGATTTGCTCGTGAAACGGCGTTACCTTTTCCAAGCTCCCCTCTTTGCTCTTGAAGTCGATAACGATGTTGGCGCCGATTAGGTCGACCTTGCCGCCAAACCCTTGATAGGCAAACGACCTCTCCGCCTCCCATTCTTGATCGTGTCCAAAATGCGCTCTAACGGCCTCGTCGACTTGGGATACATATACGGGGTACTCGTCGCGTTCGCCGCGGTAGAACCGCTCTAGGATGCCATGCATCATCGTTCCCCGATCCATTGCGTCGCGTCCGGTCGACTTGCTATCCGTCATTACTCTTTCTAACCAATTTTCTTCGGACTCGCCCTCGATGCGCGGCAAAGTCAAAGCGGCTAACAATACTTGTTGTTGTAGCCAATTGGAAAGCCCTGGCTTTGCAACCAAGCCCAAAATCGTTGTTACCGACGGGACTAGGTTTAATGAGCGGGCGTCCCGTACCGTTGTATTTCTCTCGTTGCCGTTTTTGCCGACAATCCGGTAAGCCGGAGTGCCATCTTGTGTGTACCAATGTCCGGATTCGGAATCCGCGGTTTTAATAATCATTTTCGTTCCTTTATCATTGCGTCGGCGTATTTGTAAGCGGCTTGTGCCAAAGAAAAGTCGGCTTTTTTGCCGGCGCTAAATTCAAAATCGTTTGGAAATACATAGTCGGGATGCCATGCTTTCGCGGCAAGAATGCCTTGCATGGCGGACGCGGCAAAATAATCGCGCAACGTCATACCTCTTTCCATGTCAACAAAATCCCTTGTTGGAAACGCCGGAGAATCATCTTTCATTTGTTTGCCCTCTTGGCTAGTGTTTTAAGCATTTCGATAGCGTCCTCTAGGTCTTGCATGGCGCGAGGGTCTAAGACCATTCCCTCGTACCATTGCCGAAGTCGCCAACTAATCAATATTGCTTCTTCGGTTTCGCTCAAGATAAGCTCTTTAAAACGGTAAGTCATCGTCAATATCCGCAACCGAGCCGCCCGAGGCCGCGACGTATTGCTCGACGGTCGTAGGTTGCCCCATTGCTCGGTACTCGCTCGATTTGACGATAATCGCTTTAATCCATTCCGAGAGGCTCTCAAACATGACGGGATCAAATTTGGTTAGGTCAAAAATCATCGTATCGTTAATGCCCGCCGGTAGGCCCGCTTTTCTAATGATGGACGGGACGCTCGATACATTCTTAACGTCGGCGTAGTTTTTACCGTTTGATGCGCGATGGGCAATCGTCAACATACAAAATTGTCCGAGAACCTTTTTAATGTCAAAGCCTTTTAACTCCGCGTCCGAGAAAGCAAGCCCTCGCCAAGCCTCTAGATGTTGCCTTAGAGCGGCTTTCTCATGGAGCGACCATGTATATTCGCGGGATTGAATCATCGGGCGCCCGTCGTCCATAGACAAGGGATTGCCTCGCTCGTCCTCGCCATGCAATTCCCAAAAGAATTTGACGCGGCGCGTCATGTTTACTTTGCCCTCCCATTCGCGCATTTGTGTACCCAAATCAATTACGCGATACAAGCGGGCAAGATGGTTGCCGACGGGGGCAATTTTAAACTCGGAGTTTGAGCCGGTAACAATCATTTTGATTCCTCGAAAATTTCGTCAAAGTTAAAAGTAGAGTTATTTGTTTTCTTAGTCATTCCGCAAGCATGGCGAATGATAGCCATGTGACGCTCGGTAATGTAACCGGCGGCAACGTCGTCTAATGCATGAGCTAGTTGTTGTTCGTACTCGTCTTGCATTTGTTTAATTTCGTCCATGATTTTCTCAATAGAAATGGGGCTTTCGCCCCGTTGAGTTAGTTTTTGCAAGTACCTTTTGCGTCTTTAATGAATACCGACTTGTTGTACGCGGCGCCTTGTTGAGTACCGGCACAACTACAATGAATCGTTAACCCGTCAATAGGGTGAATTGAGGCGGCATGATATTTAGTACCGGTACGACCAAGCCTTACCGCGCCGATCAAATTCATGTTGCTAAAAGCAAATAGCTTGCTAGTTTTTGTGTGCATAATTATTCTTCCTATTCCAATTCGCTAGAGGCGGGAACGCGAACATACTCGTCCAATTCTTCGTCGTAAAAATAATAAGCATCCATTACATTTCCTTTTCATCCAAATGGCGTTATTGCCATGTACAAATATTAAGCTATCTAAATCTACAAGTCAAACAAAACGGGGCTTTCGCCCCATTGGTTTATTAAGTCTTACTACAATCTTTGCAATTGCAAGTAATGACGTCTTCTTTAGCCGCTTCGCGCAATTCTTTCATAGTGTCAAAGCCGCGGGTATGAACCAAGTCGTCGTAGAACCTATAACCAAACGGCAAACAAAGCATATAGCCGTCGGGATGACTATCGACGTCGCGCTTGGTGTCTAACTTGTATTGTTTGTAAACCATGTTATTTCCTTTTCGTCCAAATGGCGTTGATGCCATAACTAGATATTAAGCTATCTAAATAATAATGTCAAGCAAATATCAATTATTTTCTAGGGGATTTCCCTAAGTTTGATAAAAAACATACAGAAAACTATATGTTAAGATAGCTACATGAACACAAACGACATTATCGAAACGCTCGGCGGTACGTTTTCCGTAGCTAAGCTATGCGGGGTAAGCCCGCCCGCGGTTAGTCAATGGCGAACCAATGGAATTCCTACGAATAAATTAGTATTGGTCGCGTTGCAATTAGAGAAAAAATCTAACGGGCAATGGACGCGAAAAGAAATACCGAATTGGCATCAAATCTGGCCCCGCTTACGATAGAATAAATTGCCTTTAGCAAGCATGAAACGTAACAATGATAAGGGTCGTGTTTCACTAGCCTAGCTTTAGGGCTTGACTCCTCGGAAAGACGAGGGCATAATTAAATTGTTGTCTTGGCAGACGATGAATTTAAGCCGTTTTAGTGTGTATTTTGATTCTCTTGCGCCTTGAAGCCGATAGAGAATGTCCCGAAAGGGTCTGCCAACAAAATACACTCTAAAGCGGCTTTTTTATTGGCCTTGGCAATTGGATTGCAAACCAAAGTTAGTTGCAAACAAAGAGGGACTCAGAACCCTGCCAAAATTAGTACGTCGCAAGTTGGAGGCTCTAACGACATACCAGCGGCTTGCGGCGCGTTTAGTAGACTGGGGGTAAGAGGATGAAATACTACAAACATCGGCGGCGAAGTTAGCACCGATTCCTCGCAAGGCTGACGGGTTCCGTGGCTCCGATAAGCATGGTTTAAGGCGACCCTAGGTAGGCTAGGTTCGTCCACCAAAAAGCATCCCTAAAAGAACTACAAAGAAATAGCCAAAAACATAGACAAAAAATAGATCAAAAGTACATATAAATAATTTGCCTTTTTTTTATTCATCATGTTAAGATAGCTAAACAATTAAAGGGGTTCAATATGACGATATGGGATTGGATGTTTGTTTTTTACTTGGGGGCCTCGATAGCATTGGGGGCCGGTTTATGGTTGTGGAAAACTCGACCTTCAAAAAATGAGCGACTTTCTTTTGATAAACCTTGCCAATGCTTGCATCCGATTAAATGCGACCTATTCGACAAATGCATGAGGGGCGACAAATGAGTACGCTAGAAAACATACTTAGATATTGCGCGACGCCAAAGACGACAAAGGATATTGCCGAGTACCTTTGCCTAGAGAAGCAAAGCATTTATACGCATTTGAACCGGCTACAACGCAACGGCAAGATACAAAAATTAGGGGACGGTAGACGCCGAGCGGCTCCGGCTACGTTTGTCGTTGTAAGACAAGCTCCGACCGCCTCGGAATCAACCGGCGACTATGAAAATCTCGCCATTACCAACGCCCATAACCCTTTTGGATTACGCCCATGGACAAAGAACAAAAAGTTTTTGCAAAAGAAATAAGCGAAATGCTTACGGATATGTACAACCGCGGCTTTGCGGATTGCGAGGCGGCGGCAAAATTAGCCATTGAGGCCGGCATCAAAAAAGCAATGGCCTTAGAGCGCGAGGCTTGTTTTGAGCTTGTTTATAACTATGAGGATACTTATCATCATTTTGGTTTGTGCAAACGCGCCGCCGAACTAATTAAAAAAAGGGGCGAGGAATGACAAAAGCGGATTACGTTCATTTGTTTAAAGAGGCTTGCGGGGGCCGTTGTAATGCCGAGTACAACCCTTGCGCGTTTAGGCGAGCCGCGGATTCTTTAGAGAAATTAAAACCGGTCGGTACGTTTGCATACGACGAAGAAAACACGGTTTGGGAAGAATTAACGCCAAACACAAAAGGCATACAACTTTATCAATTAGACGAGGCAAACAATGAACCCGCTTAGCCCAAAACAAATCCTTAGAAACCTCGAGAACGGGTTTTTTATGACCCATCACGAGCAAACCGAAGCCGCCGAGTACATTCGGCAATTGCAAGTGTCTAATCAAGCGTTAATGGAGGGAATGTTGCAAAACGCCGAGGAGGTTGTAAGGCTCCGCCGCGAGCTAGCCGAAGCATTGGGGCTTGACGCCGCGACAAAAATATTCGGGGCGAAGAAATGACCTTTGAAGCCTTTTGGACGAAATACCCTCGCAAGGTCGCCAAAAAGACCGCGATGCAATCGTTTGCCAAGCTACCTATGGACGAACAAGAGTTAGCCGTCGACGCCCTAGAAACGCATTTGGAGTATTGGAAGCTCAAAGAAACCGAAATGGACTTTATCCCGCATCCGGCGACATGGCTAAACCAAGGGCGGTATTACGACGAATTGGATATGAAACCGAAGCAAATCAAGAAGCCAGGGCTTCCTTGGTACTCGACCGATCAGTTAACTATGGATAAAGCGCGGGAGCTAGGACTAACGCCTCGGGCCGGCGAGGAAATGGGGCAATTTAGAACGCGTATTTCTCAACGAATAGCGGAGTTGGCATGATTGACTTATTGGGGGATGAAATCGTTGTCGACGAACTATTGCGCGACAAATTCATAGAGCCGCCGTTTTCGGTACTCGACACAAAGACCGCGAGTTGGCAACAACGCAAGCGCGTTTGGATAAGCAAAGGCCTAAAAAGCGAGGAGGGCCGCAATTCAAACGTTATAAAAATTGGCTTAGATTCTTACGAGCAAAGAAGCGATTCCGCCTCGAACTATGTAAGCGTATTCGACCCCGCGCTATGCGAAGTCATTTACCGATGGTTTTGCAAAGACGGCGGCAAGATACTCGACCCGTTCGCCGGCGGTAGCGTCCGCGGCATTGTGGCGAATTATTTGGGCTACCGCTATACCGGCATTGACATACGGCAAGAGCAAATAGATAGCAATCGGGAACAAGCGGCAAATATCCTCGACGTTACTAATCAACCAAATTGGTACGTCGGCGATAGTAACGAGTTGCTCGACGGCCCTTGGAATGATGAATACGACCTTGTGTTTAGTTGCCCGCCCTACGCCGACCTCGAGGTTTATAGCGACTTGGAGGGCGATATAAGCAATAAGCCATACGCCGAGTTTTTACGCTTGTATGAGAGCATCATCGGCAAAAGTTGCAAATTGCTTAAACGCGGGGGCTACGCTTGTTTTGTGGTCGGCGAGGTTCGGGACAAAAACGGGTATTACATCGGTTTTGTACCGGACACGATACGGGCGTTTGAGAAATGCGGCATGAAGTTTTACAACGAGGCGATATTGCTAAACCCCGTAGCGAGCGCGAGCATGAGGGCAAACGGGAACATGAAAACCGAAAAGCTAGTCAAAATCCATCAAAACGTTTTGGTATTTAAAAAGCCATGAAAGATCAACATGACGCAATAGACTACATATTCAACACGGCGCCCGCCTACGGTCAAGCTCGGGGGCGCGTCGCGGAGTTGGAGGCGTATAAGCATAGCTTGCGGGCCATAATGATGAGCAAGTCGACCGAAACGACTATCGGCGGACAAGAGAAAGAAGCCCTTGCAAGCGCCGAATACCAAAACCTATGTAAAGCTATAGGGGCGGCTACGGAAACCGCGGAAACGCTCAAATGGAGGCTTGAGAGCGCCAAAATGAGATTCGAGGCATGGCGAAGCGAGCAAGCAAACAACCGAAACCTCGATAGGCTTACAAAATGACGGACTTATTAGCGCAATTGGACAAGATTATTAAAATGTACCGCGACGCCGTAGCAAAGAAAGAGTACGACCTATCCGCCGGATTGGCGGTCGACATTGGGCTTCTCGCTCGGGATTTACAAGAATGGAGCGAAAATAAACTTGAAGAAAGCCGATAAGAAGCATTACGATAAGCTCGCCGGCCTCGGTTGCGCGTTGTGTCGGCATTTGGGTTACGGGGAAAGCCCCGCCCATATTCATCATATTAGGCGGCTAGGAATGAAACGAGAAAACGCGCCGGTTATCCCGCTTTGCCCGAGTCATCATACCGGCAACGAGGGCGTGCATGGATTGGGTAAAAAGGCGTTTGCAACCAAATACGGCGTAACCGAGGAGGACTTGCTCGCGCAAACCGAGCTATTGCTATGATAGCGACGCTCCAATTACCGCTCCCGCCCTCAATGAATACTTATTGGCGCAACTTTCGGGGCCGGACGGTACTAAGCAAGGGCGGAAAAAGCTATAAGCTAGCCGTCCAAGAATACGTTACCGTCCATAACGTCCCGAGCTTTGGTCAAAACCGCCTCCAAGCGATTATTACGATATTCCCGCGGGATAGGCGCTCAATAGACTTGGACAACCGCCTAAAGGCTTTGTTGGATAGTTTGCAAGACGCGGGGGTTTACGACGACGACGGGCAATTTGACAAGATAGAAATAGCGCGGGGGTCGATTAAATCCGGCGGGGGTTGTACAATAGTTTTAGCTACTATGTGAGGTCGCTATGGATTATCCCGCCGTTTTTGTGTCGACGTTGTTCCATTCGGGGACAAACGCGCACTTTATGCACTTGCAAACCGACTCGTATGCAAGGCACGTCGCGCTCGCCGAATACTACGACGGCATTATCGAGTTAGGCGACAAATGGGCGGAAGCGTACCAAGGTTGTTACGAGGTAATCAAGAGTTACCCGAAAGAATTTCACTTGGCAACCGATCCGGTTAAATATATAACCGGTATAAAAACTTTTGTTAAAGACATTCGCTCGGAATTGCCCGAGGATTCGGAATTGCAAAACATTGTCGACGAGATTGCCGACTTGGTAGATTCGACGCTTTATAAATTGAAAACCTTTAAATAAGGAACGATTATGGACAACCAAAGACTCGCCAAGTTGCTACAAATGGCGGAAGAACAACAAGCGCAAGCTAAGCAATACTACGACCCGAGCCAAATGCAAGGCGCTATGTCAAACCGCGATAACCAAATGAGCGCTATGGCGGGCATGGGCGCGTTGTCCAATCAAGACCGCGCAATGATGGGCGCCGCGGAAAGACAAGGGTTCTCGCAACCGGTACCGATGGGTCAACCGATGCCGGACAATTCAAGCGTTCCGATGATCGGCTATCCGATGCAACAAGGCCCTCGCTCGGTTCCGATGCCGACAACCGGTAACGGCCCAATGAGCGAGCAAGACATGGAATACATCCGCTCGCTAATGCGATAGGGCTAAATTACTCTTATTAGCCAACAAACGGATAAGTCGGCTAAACTTAAAATATCTTAAATCTAAGACCATTGAGAAAGATATGCAAGAAGCTAAAATAGCAAAAACTAGAACGAGGATTGGGGGGCGAGCTTTAGGTACGCCTAACAAGTCAACGGCAAAGGCGCGGGAAGCGATTGCGGCGTTTGTTGATGGTAATGCTCATCAATTGCAAACATGGCTTGAGCAAATCGCCAAGGACGAGCGTTACGGCCCGAAAACGGCTTTTGAATGCTTTATGGCGGTCGCCGAGTACCATGTACCGAAGCTAGCTCGTCAAGAACACGTCGGCGCCGACAATGGCCCTATTGAATTGGTCGTCAAGTGGCAAGACGGGAAGTAGTCTTACCGTACTCGCCTCGGACGGCTTTCAAACCCTTTCACAACCGAACCGAGCGATGGGCTTGCCTAGTCGCCCATAGACGCGCCGGCAAGACGGTAGCCGCAATCAACGACATTATTCGGGCCGCGCTTATGTGCAAAAGCCCTAATCCGTTGTTTGCCTACATTGCCCCGTACCGTAGCCAAGCTAAAAGCGTCGCTTGGGATTATTTAAAGCATTTTGCCGCCCCCGTCCTCGCGTCAAGCAACGAGGCGGAGCTAACCATTGAGCTAGTAACCGGCGGTAAGATACGCTTGTTCGGCGCCGACAATGCGGACGCAATGCGGGGGTTGGGGTTTGACGGCGTATTCATGGACGAATACGGGGACTTTCGACCCTCGGTATGGGGTAACGTAATTCGTCCCACGCTCTCAGACAAAGGCGGCTGGGCCGTTTTTGCGGGGACGCCGAAAGGAAAAAATCAGTTTTGGGAAATCTACGCAACGGCTAAAAGGGCGCCCGACGAATGGTTTCATTTAGTCCTAAAGGCGTCGGAATCGGGACTATTGCCAAACACCGAACTACGCGCCGCCGCGGCTCAAATATCCGACGACCAATTTTTGCAAGAGTACGAGTGTAGTTTTGAAGCCGCCATTCAAGGGGCATTCTTTGGCGAGGACTTACGCAAGATTACCGAGGCCGGACAAGTATGCCGCGTCGATTACGACCCGTACTTGCCGGTGCATACCGCTTGGGACTTGGGATATCGCGACGATACCGCGATTTGGTGGTACCAAGTCGTCCGCGGTGAAATCCATATTGTTGATTATTTTGCAATAAGTGGTGCAAATATCCAAGAAATCGCTAAAATATGCCTACAAAAGCCTTATAAATACGGAAAACATCATTTACCCCATGATGCGCGAGCTAAGACATTAGCGGCGGCGGGCAAGTCGGTTATTGAGCAACTAGCGGAATACCTCGGTATTAACAACATGACAATCGTTCCGGACTTAGGCGTACAAGACGGCATCCAAGCGGTTAGGCAAATGTTGCCTAATTGTTGGTTCGACGCCGAGCGGACGCATGACGGACTAGAGGCGTTAAGGCAATACCAAAGAGAATACGACGAGGACAAAAAGGCTTTCCGGCAAACGCCGAGGCATGATTGGACGAGTCATCCCGCGGACGCGTTCCGAATGCTTGCGGTAGCATGGAGGCTTGAACCAAAAGTTAGGGCGCCGGACGTAGTCAAGCCCTTAATGGTAGGGCCGGAAAATACGGTAACGCTTGACGATATGTGGGCAACCCACAAAACAACTAGGAGTAGTCGATTATGAGCGGTGTACAAAATCCATACGAGTATCAATACGAACACGTTTCCGCGAGCGCAACGGCTCAAGTATTGGGCGGTACCGGCGCGATTGGTGATTACATTCATCGGTTGGTTTGTACGGTAACGACCGCGGCAACCGGCAACGTCATTATTTTGGACGGCTCGGGGTTCTCGCATACCATTTTGCCGGCAAGCGCCGGTACGGGCATCAATAGCTACAACATTGAGCTAAATACAATTTCTAAACTCGGGCCATGGAAGATTACAACGGGCGCGGGCGTCGAAGTATTGGCAATCGGAATTTTTAGCGCATAAAGAGGTTCTAAATGGACTTCCAATACCAAACGGACGACGAAAAGCAACGGGCGCTCGCTCAATTTTTGCAAGCTCAAGAGCAAGCGCGAAAAATGATGCAATCGTTTAACTTGCCCGACGCAATGCCTCAAGACATGGGGCAAGGCGACATGAACGCCCCCGAGGCCAATTTAAGCCCGTACATAAGCGCAATTGGAACCGGCGGGTTAGGCAATAGCGTCGCGTCCGGCTTTGGTCAAATTAGAGGCAATATTCCCGTCGGAGAAAATACGACAATTAGCCCCTATGCCGGAGGCGCCGGAGTACGAGGCTCGGCGGGCGGACAACGGTTTGGGATGTTCATGCCTCAAGTCGGCGTAAACTTTACGCACAAATATTAAGGTTTAAATATGGAAGCTCTAACCGGCGTTCAAAAGTGGCTAAATTGCATTAGCTCCTATGACAACGAATTCAAGAAATGGGAAGCGCGTACCAATAAGATAGTTAAACGCTATCGGGACGACAATCGCAATCAAAACACCAACGAAACGGCAAAATTTAATATTTTGTGGAGCAATGTCCAAACGTTGATCCCCGCCGTATACGCTCGGTTGCCAAAAGCGGACGTATCGCGTCGCTTCGGCGATAACGATCCGGTTGCCCGCGTCGCGTCGCAATTGATTGAACGCGCATTAGATTACGAGATTGAGCATTACACCGACTTTCGCTCGACGATGAAACACGCGGTCGAGGATAGGTTTTTGGGCGGTCGCGGCGTCGCATGGGTTCGCTATGAACCTCATGTTAGAACGCAAGATATGCCCGAGGACGGCTTGCAAGTTACCGAGGACGTCGACGAGGCGGACGAATACGGCGAGAAACAAGTAAAAAACGTCATGACGCTAGACGGCGCTATGGGCGAGGAAGTAGAGCCGCAAGAGGAAATCGAATACGAATGCGCCCCGACGGATTACGTCCATTGGAAAGACTTCGGGCATTCGGTTGCGCGGACATGGGAAGAAGTAACCGCCGTATGGCGTTGGGTCTACATGACAAAAGAGAGCCTTGCCGAACGCTTTGGCGAGGAAATGGCTAAAAAGATACCGCTCGATGCGGGGCCGGAAACCAACAAGCAATATACGACGCAAAACAAAGACTTTACTCGCGCTAAGATTTGCGAGATTTGGGACAAAGAAAGCGGCAAAGTATTTTGGATTAGCAAAAGTTGCCCGCAAGTATTGGACGAACGCGACGACCCGCTAGAGCTTGAGAACTTCTTTCCATGCGCTAAGCCGCTATACGCGACCATGACGTCGGACACGTTGGTTCCCGTCGCCGACTTTGTGCTTTATCAAGACCAAGCAACCGAGCTAGACATTTTGACCGACCGTATCGACGGCTTGGTTAAGGCTTTGCGCGTCCGCGGCGTATACGACGCCTCACAACCCGCTTTGCAACGCTTGCTTACCGAGGGCGATAACAATACGTTGCTACCGGTTGATAAATGGATGGCATTTAGCGAAAAAGGCGGCTTAAAAGGGTCAATCGACCTCTTGCCGTTAGATACCTTGTCAAACGCTCTTTTGCAATGCTATCGGGCGCGGGACGAGATCAAGAACCAAATCTACGAAATTACGGGCATTTCCGACATTGTTCGCGGACAAACCGCGGCAAGCGAAACGGCTACCGCTCAACAAATCAAGGGGCAATATGCTGGCTTGCGTTTGCGAGCAATGCAAGAGGACGTCGCCCTATTTGCAAGCGAGCTATTTCAACTAAAAGCTCAAGTTATTTGCACTAAATTCCAACCCGCGACCATCATGCAATACGCGGCGGCGGATGCCATGCAAGACGCCGATAAAGCGTTGATTCCGCAAGCGTTAGAGCTAATTAAAAACAAGCCTTTACGTTCGTTCCGTATTCAAGTCGATTCGGATAGCTTGGTTCAAATTGACGAGAACCAAAACAAGCGGGATCGGGTCGAATTCTTGCAAGCGATGGGCGGCTTTTTGTCGCAAGCGGTACCGATGGGGGCGCAAGCTCCGGAGTTGGTTCCCATGCTTATCGAGTTGGTCAAGTTTGGCGTCGGCGCCTACAAGAAAGCCGAACCTATCGAGGGCATGATAGATCAAGCTATGGATCAATTAAAAGTGAAACAACAAAAAGCCTCGGAAACCCCGCCCCCGCCCGATCCGGAAATGATTAAGGCTCAAATGGATCAACAACGCGAGCAATCGAGAGTAGAGGCGGACTTGCAAATTGAGCAAATCAAGGCTCAAGGCGACGCGGCTCTCGAGAATCAAAAGCAACAATTCGAGCGATGGAAAACCGAGTACGAAGCGCAAAACAAGATTAACTTGGCGCGGATTGCGGCGAACCCAGGATACGATATACCGCTCCTCGAGCAACAAGAATCGGCAAATCAACAAATGATCGTTTCGGTCGCCGAAAGCATGAAAGACGCTATTAGCCAAATGGCACAATTACATCAAGCCATGATGCAAATGCAAGCTCAAACCATGCAACAAATTGAGGGCGTTAAGAATATCGTCGGAGCGCCTAAACGCGTTATCCGCGGTCCCGACGGCAAGGTCGCCGGAGTTGAGGTTGTGCAATGACGCTCTATTATTCCAATGGGACGCGCCATGCTCAAAACGAGGGGCTAATCGCGTTCGCGGGTACGGGTTGCAAATTCAACTTGTACAACGGCGTCCAACCGGCTAACGCAAATACCGCGGTAACTAGCCAAGTATTGCTCGCAAGTCTTACCATTCCGTCGACATTCGGATCGGACGTCAACGGTACGCTTACGCTAGGCTCCGTAACGAGCGCCGTAGCGTCCAATGCGGGGACGGCTAGTTGGTTCCGTATATTTAAATCCGACGGCACAACGGTCGTTTTAGACGGCTCCGTCGGTATTGCCGGCGCCGACCTAAACTTAAATAGCGTAACGATTGCCGCATTGCAAACCGTGGCGATTACCTCGGGAACAATCATTAGGAATAATCAATAATGCCGATTTCCGTTAAACATACGAAAGTAAGCGCGGTTGCGGACGGTGCCGATACAAGCGTTGTCCGTCCCTCGGATTGGAATGCCGACCATACGCTAATCGGATTAGGTACCGCCGCGGCTTTGGATGCCGGCGTTGCTAACGGCGTCGCTACATTGGACGGCTCGGCGACCGTACCCATTTCTCAATTGCCCGCCGCGGTATTGGGGTCGGTTAGCTATCAAGGGACATGGAATGCCTCAACCAATACTCCGGCATTGGCGTCCGGCGTCGGCACAAAGGGCTATTACTACGTCGTATCGGTAGCCGGCTCGACCAACCTAGACGGGATTACCGATTGGAAAGTCGGCGATTGGGCTATCTACAACGGCTCCGCATGGCAAAAGATTGACAATACGGACGCGGTTCAAAGCGTTAACGGCTATACCGGCGCGGTAGTATTGAACGCTTCCGATGTTGGAGCCGTACCCTATACGGGCGCGACCGCCGCGGTAGACCTCAACGCTAAGACATTAACTAACGTTTCTCGTTTGGGCATTAACTCGACCGCCGTACCGGACATTTTGTTGCGAGCGTATGGCGACAATAACTCGACAAGCCGCATGGCAATTCGCGGTTACTCAAACGATGCTAATAGCTCGTCGATGCGCGTCGCTAAATTCCGCGGTACCTTTGCCGCCCCGCAAGCGCCTCAAAGCGGCGATAGCCTAGGAAAGTTTGAGTTAGCCGGCTATGGGACTACCTCCTCGAGCGGTTATCCGCAAGCGTCCATCGAGGGTTTGGCGACCGAGAATTGGGGCGCTACCGCTCGCGGCGCGAAAGCCGTAATCAAGGTAACGCCGAATACGACGATAAATCAAGTAACGGCGCTTACGATCAATCAAGACTCGACCGCCGTATTTGCGAACACGGTAACGGCTAATTCGGTATTGCTAACGGGCAATTTGGGTACGGTTACGGGCGTTACGGGTACGGCTCCGGTCGTATCGTCGGGCGGCACAACGCCGGCTATTTCAATGGCGGCGGCTACCGCGTCGGCGGACGGCTACCTAACCTCGGCGGATTGGACAACATTTAACGGCAAGCAACCGGCGGGAACCTACGTTACCTCGGTATCGGCAACCGCCCCCATTACGTCATCGGGCGGAGCGACGCCTAACCTAGCCATGCCGGCGGCTACGACCTCGGTAAGCGGGTATTTGACCTCGACGGATTGGACGACGTTTAACAACAAGGGGTCGGGAACCGTTACTAGCGTTGCGGCTTCGGTTCCGTCTTTTCTTAGCATTGCCGGAAGCCCCATAACTTCCTCGGGTACGCTTGCAATTACCTATAGCGGGACGGCGTTGCCGGCGGCTAATGGCGGTACCGGATTAACCGCGGCGGGCGCGGCGGGCAACGTATTGACGTCTAACGGCTCGGCATGGGTAAGCTCGGCGCCGGCGGGTAGCAACATTACGGCTCAAGGTTTATACGAAAACGCCGCAATCATTTCGGCTAATTACACAATTGGGACGGGTAATAACGCGGTAAGCGCCGGCCCGATAACCATTAACTCCGGCGTCGTCGTTACCGTACCGAGCGGTAGCGTTTGGGTTGTCGTATGACGCAAGCGTTTCAACTTAACGCATTTCAACCCAACGCGTTTCAAACGCTTGAGGTCGAGGGCGTTTTGTATGCGACCGACGGTAACGATATTGGCGCGTTCGTCGGTACCGTAACGGGCGGTAAAATCCTCATTGATACGCATGACGGGGGAGAGCGCAAGAAGAAAGAAGCCGCCGAGCGTAAACGGTTCAAAGACAAGCAAAAATCAAAACGGGACGAGATAATTGCATTATTCGAGCAAATAATCGAGGGAAAACCTCGTATTGCCGAAGAAATAGCCGAGCCGTTTGTAGTAATTGAGGCGACAATTGAGGCGCCCGCGGTTATTGACTATGATGCGATGTTGGCGGATTTGGATCGGGTCGAGCGTATTTATCATGCTCATATTGAAATGGACGACGAGGAAGTTTTAGCCTTGCTATGAGAAAAACCTACATTTACGTTAATGGCGAATTGGTCGAGAAAGGCTCAAAAGAGCATTACGAAAGCCTCGGCCCGACCGTTATGCCGGATATCGCGCCCTACAAGAGCATGATTGACGGATCAATGATTACGAGCCGTTCTACGCATCGCGACCATTTGCGGCAACATGGTTGCATAGAGGTCGGAAACGAGAGAATGGAAACCAAATTACCCCCGCCGAAAGACACTCGACGGGAAGTAATGCAAGCCCAATTAGCCAACATGACGCACAAACAAGCTAATCGGATTCTTACGGAAATTCGTCGTAAATTTACCTAAAAGGGGTATACCTTGGAAAACACTGAACCGCTTGATCGTCGGGAGTTATTGTCACAGCAATTCGACGATGTTCAGAATGAAACACCCGCGGAAAGCATCAAAACACAACCCGAAATAGCCCCCGCGGAACCGCCTCCGGAACCGCCGGTATGGGAAAGACCTCCCGCTAGTTGGAAAAAAGATTATCACGAGGCATGGACTACCGCCGACCCCAAGCTAAAGGAATATGCTTGGAAACGCGAAGAAGAAATGAAAGCCGGCGTCCAACCGTTGCTTTCTAAGGCGCAATTTGCCGACCAAATGCAACAAGCCATTGAGCCGTATATGCAAAATATCCGCGGCTTGGGTATCGAGGCGCCGCAAGCCGTCAAGGCTTTGATGGAAGCGGACAATATCTTGCGTCACGGCTCGGCCCAACAAAAACAAGCGTACTTTGCACAATTGGCGACCCAATACGGGATCAATTTAGGCGAAACGCAATTTCAAGCGGTAGACCCCAATTTTTACGCTATTCAAAACGAACTTGCACAAGTCCGCGGCGAAGTGTTAAATTGGAAACAAGCGCAAGAACAAGCGCAAAATCAAGCTCTTTTGAGTGAAATTAACCAATTTCAACAAAAGGCGCAGTATTTTGAAGAAGCGCGTCCGACGATGATTCAACTCCTAAATTCGGGGGTTGCAAAAGACTTAGACGATGCTTATCAAAAAGCAATACGCCTAGATAACGACTTGTTTACGAAGCAACAACAAACCCTACAAGGTTCGTCGGATGCGGCAAAACGAGAACAATCGAATAGGGCGGCGAAAGCGGCTCGGGCGGCAGCGGTGAGCGTTAAATCCTCAACACCAGGGGCGCAGACGAGTACCAAAGCGCAAGATAGACGGTCGATGCTATCGGAGCAATTCGATAATTTAAACGAACGTTTTTGATAACCTAATTGGAGATTACTATGGCATTTGCCAATAGCTCAATTTCGGACATCATTGCGACCAACATCCAATCTCGCACTGGTGAACTTGCCGATAACGTCACAAATAACAACGCTCTACTCCGTCGTTTGAAAGAACGCGGTAACGTAAAAACCTTTTCCGGCGGTAACGTAATTCTGCAAGAAATTATGTACTCGGATGCCGCGACAAATAATACTAATTCCTATTCAGGATATGAAGTTTTAAATGTTAGCCAGAATAGCCCCATTTCGGCGGCGCAGTTTTCGATCACCCAGTACGCGTCGGCGGTTTCGATTAGCGGCTTGGAAATGATCCAAAATAGCGGCAAAGAAGCGATTATCGACTTGCTCGACGGTCGTATGTCGGTTGCCGAGGCTCAATTGGCTAACCGTATTTCGGGCGATATTTACCTCGACGGTACCGGTAACTCCGGAAAAAATATCACCGGTCTGGGGGCCGCAGTGCCTGACGCGCCAAGCACAGGCACCTACGGTGGAATCAACCGCGCAACTTGGTCGTTTTGGCGCTCGGTTGCATACTCGGGCGTTACCAACGGCGGCGCGGCGGTTTCGGCAAGCAACATCCAAGCGTACATGGATGCTCTAGCCGTTCAACTTATCCGCGGTACCGATAAACCCGACTTGATCGTTTGCGACAACAACTATTACTCGTTGTATTTGCAATCGCTTCAAGCAATCCAACGCATTACCGACGGCGGTAATTCTTCGGCGGGTTCCGGCTTCGCTTCGTTGAAATACTACGGCGCCGGTATGGCTTCGGACGTCGTTCTCGACGGCGGTATCGGTAATTCGGCAACGGCAAATCATATGTGGTTTCTGAACACCAAATACTTGATGTTCCGCCCCCATGCCGACCGTAATTTTGTGCCAATTGGCGGCGAACGCCAAGCCGTTAACCAAGACGCTATCGTGAAATTAGTAGGCTGGGCAGGTAATCTTACTGCCTCCGGCCCGCAATTTTGCGGCGTTTTGATCGCCTAAAGGAGAAATCATCATGGCATACTCAGTCAGTCCTATTATTGGTGCGACGCTTACTAGCACCGTTACGACCAACACCAACTCGGCGGGTACCGCGGTTCCTACGAGCGGCCCCCTCGGCTTGCAAGCCTTTGGGTCGGATGGTAAGTTGTATGTTTTGGCAAAGGCAAACGCAAGTATTGCCGCGTCCGATGCCGATTGTTCGGTTGATCCGACAACGTTCCTAGCCACGGCTAGCGGCGGCGCCTACACAAGCCCCGCCGTCGCTTTGGTTTCGGGCGATTTTGCATGGTTTAGTAAGGCTTCGGTCTAAGTTAGTATCGGAGGGTAGGGGCAACCTTACCCTCTTTTTTATCTATCCCCACAGGAGAGTAAATTGTCGCTAGATTCCGATGTTCACAACGCAGACAGCCAGTTGCACGTCGAATTTTATATTTTTGATAAAGAGCCGTACAAAGAAAAGCCTTTTGTCCGTATTATTGTCCCAGGGGATAAGACGACGGTAATTGAAACGCCGGTTAGGGACGACCACAAAGAACGATTTCCGAGGCAATGGTTGCATTTCCAAATGCAAAACAATAACGCCGAAGTTGTCGGTATTCCTTTGGTAGAATGGCACAAAGATAGGCCCGACGAATTTAACGATATGCAACTTGCCGAGATGCAAATTTTTAAATTCCAAACCGTCGAGCAAGTGGCTACCGCTTCGGACGGTCAATTGCAACGTGTCGGTATGGGCGCGGTAGGAATGCGAGAGTTAGCAAGACGGTATTTACAAGCTAAAAACCAAACTTCTAGTCAAACGGAAATGGATAGCACAAGGCGCGAGCTTGCGGAAGTTAAGGAGCAAATGGCGGCGCTTATGGCTCAACTTACCGAAAAGAAGTTAGGACGACCAAAAAAAGAGGATTAAATGTCATCAACCATGCTAGAACTCGTTACCCAAGTCACAAACGAGCTTGGGGTCGGAACGCCGACTAGCGTGGCGGGCAATCCCAACCAAGACGTTATTCAAATCTTGGCACTAATGAACGCCGCCGGTTATGAATTCTTACGAAAACATGATTGGCGGCAACTTACGAAACAACATATTTTTACGACGAGCTTTACGGTTACGACCGGCGACGTCGCTTTAAATAGCTACCAAATTACAAACATTCCGAGTACCGCCGGCATTGACGATACCTATCAAGTCGTCGGCAACGGTTTGTCGAACGCTTGCTATGTGCAAAGCGTCGATTCGGCAACCTCGGTAACGGTAAACCTCCCCGCAACGGGTACTTACGTCGGCGCTCAAATCACGTTTGAGAAAGTCAAATACAACCTCCCCGTTGACTACAATTCGACCGTCCCGCGCACGCATTGGGACAAGTCAAAGCATTGGGAAATGATAGGCCCCGAAACCGCCCAACAATGGGAATGGTTGTTATCGGGGTTTATCTCGACCGGCCCGCGTATTCGTTGGCGCCTACTCGGTAAGTATTTTCAGATATGGCCAGGGGTTTCTACGAATGAGCTACTAGGCTATGAATACCGCTCGGTAAGTTGGGCGGAATCGTCCGCCGGCGTCCCCAAGACCTCGTTTACCGCGGATAGCGATACTTGCATTTACCCCGACCGCTTAATGGTATTGGCGACCAAGCTCAAGTATTTTGAGGCGAAAGGCTTCGATACGACGGCGATGTATCGCAACTATCTAGAAGAATTTGAAACGGTTCAAGCCCAAGATACGTCCTCGGCTAACTTGTCGTTCGCGCCAAGGCCAGGAACCGTACTTATTGGCTATGACAACATTCCCGACACCGGTTACGGGCCGAACTAATGGTAACTCGACTCGTTCAAGGTACCGCGGCTCGCGTCCAATCGTTGCCCTCCCCAATTGGCGGATGGAATGCCCGCGACTCTATTGCAAACATGGACGTCTTAGACGCCGTTCAATTAACGAATCTATTCCCGAGCGTTAATAACGTCATATTGCGGAAAGGGTACTCTAAACACGCGACGGGCATTTCCGGACAAGTACAAACGCTAATGTCGTATTCAAGCGGCGGAGCGGACAAATTGTTTGCCATTGCCGGATCGTCCATCTACGACGCTACCGCCTCGGGAGCGGTCGGCGCCGCGGTTAAAACCGGATTGGGAAATGCGAAATGGGAATACGTCAACGTAACAACCCCCGCCGGTGGCTACATCTATGCCGTGAACGGGGTCGACAAGCCTTTGTTATACAACGGCTCGACATGGACAAATCCGGCGATTACGGGCGTAACCGATACGTCGTTGAGCAACATTACGACATTCAAAAATCAAGTATGGTTTACGCAAAATAACTCGCTCAAAGCATGGTATTTGCCAACCTTGAGCATTGCGGGCGCCGCGGCGGCTATTGACATGAGCGCGGTCGCTCAACTCGGCGGCTATTTGGTCAACGTCGGAACATGGACGCTCGATGCCGGCTACGGCGTAGACGACAACCTAGTCTTTATTACGAGCAATGGCGAGGTTATTGTCTACTCGGGTACCGATCCCTCGGACGCGACGAAATGGGCGCTAGTAGGCGTATGGCGCGTCGGTAAGCCGGTCGGTAAACGTTGCTTTTTAAAGTACGGCGGCGACATATTGATATTGACCTATAACGGGTTATATCCCCTCGCCGCGAGCTTGCAATCGTCGAGGCTCGACCCTCGGGTCGCATTGTCGGACAAGATACAAGGCGCTTTTGCCGCGGCGACGCAAGCATACGGCGAAACGTTTGGTTGGCAAATCGTATTTGATCCGAAGCACAACGCTTTAAAAGTTAACGTACCGGTTTCGGTTGGCAATCAAGAGCAATATGTAATGAACAACATTACTAAATCTTGGTGCAATTTCACAAATTGGCACGCGAATTGTTGGGAAATTTTTGACAATGAGCCGTATTTTGGCGGCGATGGTTACGTCGCTCATGCATGGGACGACTCTAGCGCGGACGACGGCGCGAACATAAATACCAATGCGTTTCAGGCGTTTAACTATTTTGACGCTCGAGGCGTTAAGAAGTATTTCACGCGGGCAAGACCGTCGGTATTTACAAACGGTACGCCTACGGTTTACGTCGGCATGAACGTCGACTTTAACTTGCAAGACACGAGCGCATCATTGTCATTTAGCCCGAGCAACGCGGCTATTTGGGATACGGCGCTATGGGATAGTAGCTATTGGGGTACGGACTCAATCATCACAAATAATTGGCAAGGGATAACCGGTATCGGTTATTGCGGTTCAATTCAATTTAAAACGGCTAGCCAAGGAGTAACAATCTTGTGGGCATCGACCGATGTAGTCTATCAACAAGGCTGGGCTGGCATATAGTCCAAGGCGAAGAAATTGGTCGTTGGGTTGCCGAACGTATTGCGGGCGAGTTTTATTCCGAGGATAGTAGCGCCATAGGATTGCAAAAAGACGGCGTAACAATTGCCGGAGTGATTTACGAGAATTGGAATCGACAAAGTATCTTTTGTCATATAGCAATTGAGGGGCGAATGACAAAGGCGTATTTAAAGGCAATTTTTGATTACCCTTTTAACGTTTGCAAAGTAAAAAAGATTATTGTCCCCGTAGTTAGTAGTCATGCAAAAAGCATAAAATTAGTTACTAAAATGGGGTTCGAGGAAGAAGCGAGATTAAAAGAAGCCTCGCTTGACGGCGACATTATATTTTTGACGTTGACACGCGAAAAGTGTCGTTTTTTAGGGGTAGAAAATGGGTAAATCAACGGCGGCACCACCAACTCCGGACTATGTAGGAGCGGCTAAGCAACAAGGCAAAGATAACCTTGAAGCGGCAAAGACTTCTAACATTATGTCAAACCCGAACATGATTACGCCGTTCGGCAATCAAACGGTAACGTATTCCTCCCCGACATTTGACGAAAAAGCATATAACGATGCGTTGTCAAAATACAACACCGGCGCGGGAGTCAACAAATCCGACTATTACACGTCCGACGAATCGGGCGGAACCGTTTTTAACCAAAGCCAATACGACGCGGCGCTAAAAGCACGCGGCGCGGCTCCGGATAGAAGCGGCTTTATGACGGGCGGCGGTCAACCGACGGTTACGCAAACGCTTACCCCGCAAGCGCAACAAACCCTAGAATCGCAACAACGGGTACAAACCGCGTTGGCTAACTTGGGCGAAACCGGTATCGCAAACGCTCGGGCAACGCTTGAAAAGCCATTTGTGCCGACGACTACCGAAATCAAACACGATTTTGGCGGCTACGGCGCCGTTCCCTTGTCCGAAAACTTTACGTCAAAAAGCGAAGTGCCTTTAACGACTTCAATCGACACAAGCAACTTTTCCGAAATGCCGCTTAACGCCGGCGTCAAGGCTCAAGATTTAATTCTTAGTAGATTAAACCCAACGATTACCGCGGGCGATACGTCGTTTAAGCAAGCTCTTGCCAACCAAGGCTTAGCGCCAGGAACCGCCGCTTACGACGCCGCTTATCGTAATCGCGCCAACCAAATTAACGACTTGTACAACCAAGCGGCCCTATCGGGGATTAACCTCGATATGACCGCTCGGAATCAACAATTACAAGAGGAATTGTCAAAAGGCAATTTTGCTAACGCCGCGCAATTATCCGGCGCCGGTTTGTACAACTCGGCAATGCAAGATAATTATGGTCGGGGCATGACGACTCAAGGAACGCAATTTAGCCAAGGTTTGAATAAAGCTCAATTTCAAAATACCGCGCAACAACAACAACTTGCGCAAGATTTGGCATTGAGAGCGCAACCGATCAACGAAGTTATCGGGCTAATGGGCGGTTCACAAATTCAATTGCCGCAATTCCAAGGCTATCAAGGCACAAGCGTAGCTCCGGCGCCGACTTTTGCGGGTACGCAAGCGCAAGGGCAAGCAAATATGCAAAATTACGGTATTCAACAATCGGGCGCCAATGCGACGACGCAAGGGCTTACTTCAATTGCTTCTATGGCGGCGATGTACTTTTAATGTTAGGACTAGCCTTTTCCGGCGGCAAAGATTCTCTAGCTTGTTGGTATTTGTACCGCGAGAAAAACCCGATTGTCTTTTGGGCAAATACGGGAAAGGCTTACCCCGAAACAATAGAAATCATCGAGCAAGTAAGGTCGGAAGCGACGGAGTTTATCGAGGTTAAAACCGATCAAGAGCAACAAATTAAGTTTTACGGCTACCCGAGCGACGTTGTGCCGATTGACCATAGCCTAGAGGGTATGCAATTCGTCGGGGATAAACCGGTACGGGTACAAAGTTATTTAAATTGTTGTTGGGCAAATGTAGGGCAACCGTTAACCGAAGCAATTGCTAAACGCGGGATTACGCATTTGATCCGCGGGCAAAGGCTCGATGAAAGCCATAAATCGACCGCTCGGCATGGGTCGGTCGTTAACGGCGTAACCTACATTCAACCCATTGAAACATGGACGAAAGAGCAAGTTTTGGCGTTTTTGCGTACTCAATGCCAACTACCCGAGCATTACGCAATCGGACACTCGAGCTTGGATTGCTATGATTGTACGGCGTACCTCGAACACTCGACGGATCGGGTCGCATGGATGAAAGAAAAACACCCAAATTTGCATGAAAAATATAAAATAAACATGGCGGCTCTCAAATCCGCTTTGTTGCCGAATTTAGAGCTATTAAGGAATTGCGATGCTTAACCAATACGTTAATTTGTCCCCTCAGCAAAAAATGGCTCAAATGTTGCAACAACAAGAGCAACAAACCCAATTGCAAGGGCAACAAGAATTGCCGCAATCAATGGGCCAACAAGCGGCACAAAACCCGTTTGGCGGCGCTCAAGACGCGATGAAAATGTACAACCAATTTAGTCAACAAGGCGGTATGCAAGACTATAAGGATTACATGGCGCGGCTCAAATTGGGGCAAAACGCGACCGGCGGTATGTTTGATTCGGCTAATGCTCAAGCGCCGAAATATACCGGCGATATGGGGACTTAATCATGGATTTAGATTACAACACTCGGTTAGCCGCGATCCAACGAAATGAAAAGTTGGCGCAAATCATGCAACAACAAGCGTTTCAACCCGTTGAAATTCAAAGCTACAACGGCATTCAAGCGCCTATTTCGCCATTGTCGGGACTTGCCAAGGTATTGCAAGCCTACATGGGCGCGAGAGGTACGGGCGACG